CGGTTGTAGTCATCAGTCCCGCGCGTGTAGGCCGCGGCCGACGGGAAACCTTCGATCTCGCCTTCGCTAAGCAGATCGACGAACGTCGCATATTGCTTCGAGGCCAGCGTGTCAGGGTCACGAACTGGCGTCCGAGTCGGCGCGACAACGGTCTGCTGGACAACGGTTGTGCCGCCGCCGCCTCCGCCACCACCACCTGCACCACGGATCAGTTCGCTCATGCTTCTATCTGCACGGTGTCGATGCCGGCCGAGATCACTACGGAGCCGCAGATCACCTCACCGAACACTAGGGGCAGCGGCACCCCGGCTCGGCTGGTGTTCTGAATCCCGCTGAAGCTGTAGGACTTCTGCGGATCCATCTCGGTGTTGGTGGTCCCCTGCGGTCCGCTATAGGTGCTGGATGCTGCCAGCGTTGGCGTTGGCGTCAGCGCCTGCGAGATGCCGCCGAGAATCAGCGCACCGCCGAGGATGCCGATCTTGGTCATCAACGCACCACCAATAGCAGCGCCAACCCCAGGCAGGAATAGGGAGAAAGCAACCAACGCAACGCCAGCAAGGATCTGCCCCACACCACCACCAGCGCCACCGATCACCGGCACGATTTTGATCGCATTGCCGCCAGCTGGACCATGCAGCTCCTCCATTCCTACGGCATGATCACCGACCATCACGCGGTAGTGGCGCCCCTCTTGGCACATGTGCCGCTCGACCTGCGGATAGTTGGCCAGCAGGAATCGGATCGCCTCTGCTGCACTATCAACGGCCGCCATGAACTTGCGCCGTCCGAGGAACTTGGCTAGCTGCCCATACACTCGGATCTCGCGCAGCATGGCAGTTCTCAGCCTTCGGTCAGTTTATCGGCGTCGCGATGGCGGAGTCTACGGCCGGTGCAATTTTGCAGCCAGCCGCCGTACAGATCACGGCTCGAGAGGCGCCCGCGAAGATGGTGCAGGATCAGTTGATCACCGATATACACACCGCAGTGGTTGAGGCCACTGCCTTCGATGTTCATCAGCAGGCCATCGCCAAACTGCAGCGGCTCCTCCTCCGGCAGTTGATAGAAGCCAGCATCCTTCCAGAAGCCATCGAATAACGGCTGAGATTCAAAGTCGGCATGGGTGGCCGGTCGATCCCAATCCGGCAGATCGATGCCGTGCTCGCCGTACCAGTCACGCACTAGCGTCCAGCAGTCGCTCACATCCCACACCCAGCTCCGGCCAATCAGTGGCGCCTTGTAGCCGCTGGGATGCGTCTCTGACCAAGCCTCGGTCTTCGGATTGACGATGTACCACGGCAGGCCGGTGGCCTCGATACTGATCAGATCTGGCTGGCTCGGTTCCGGCGGTGTGATCGGATGGCTATGGAAGATGGCCTCAATCTCGCCAGCATCCTCCGCAGAGGCGTAGTCCTCAGGAGAGAGGACGAACTGTGTGCCATCTTGATCCAGATTGCTGCAAGGCCAATACCGGCGACGGCCTTTAATAACGACCACCAAACCGCAAGCCTCACGAGGATCTTCCTCCTGAGCGTGCTTGAGCGCGTCATCTTTCCAGCTCATACGGTGTAGGCGCCGATGCCAGGGAAGCTGCCATAGGGCAGCTCAGAGGTCGCCCCGAAGCGCAACTTACAACTGCTCAAGCGCTTGCCGCATACATCTGCTGCGAGCGTGCCGACCACGTTGTCATTCGCATCCCAGTAGCTGCTGCCGGTGTAGCCGCACTCGGCCGAGCGGTAGACCCATTGGCAGATGTTGGCGATGCACTGGCGCTTAGGTGCTCGCACACCAACCAAGTCGAACGCCGCGGCCAGCTCGAACTCGACCACCTGCCGGCTCTCGGATGACTTGCGCGCGATCTTGTAGACCTCCCGCGGGAACTCGGCGGTCGGGTCCGGCGTGCCGTATGGGTTGGTGCCGCCGGTGAAGTTGGCGCCATCGATGTAGCGCGCCATCGTGCGGATCCTGGTCAGCGTTGCCCCGGTCAGATCATTGCCAGCAGTGGTCGCGTTGACTGTCGCCAAGATCGTCGTGATGCTGCCGAGGATGTTGCTCACCTTGATCTTCGGCCGCGGCAGGCTGCCGGTGCCTGTGTACTCAAATCCCTCGGCCTCGACTGGGAACCGCTGATAGCTGTTGCTATTCCAAACCAACTCACCGTTAGCGTCCATGTTGCTGCCGGCATGGAAGCGGTAGATCGTGTTGCTGCATGCAAAGCAGTCACGAGCTGCAGCTCGAATAGCTCGATGATGCTGCTCGGCGCGATCTTCTGTAGTTCTGAGACGGGTATCGCCATGGCTACGGCTCGAACACCTCGATGAAGGTGGCGGTGATGTTATTGAAGTTGCAGGAGCGCAGCGTGGTCTGCCACTCCCTGCAGATGTATTTGCCAGCAGTGCCGCTGGGTGGTGTCCAGTCAAAGCTCTCGACGCCAGCTCGGGCATCTAAGAAGGCCGTGATGTTGTCGCGTTCGGTGTCGGTGCGGTTCAGGAAATTGAGCTGCCACTCCTTGCCATTGCGGTGCAGGCCGAAGCCGACGCGATGCTGGTAGCCATCACCTGCCTCGAAGGTGACCACCCTCGGCTTGCTGATCTCAGTGGCCTCGAAGCTGGGCGTGTAGGTGAAGGTGGCCATTAGTTGAGCAAGCCTCCTGGGCGCTTCTGAATCACGATCTCATTCTTGACGGCTTCGCTGATTGCCCGGCCGAACTCGGCGCCCTTGGCGTTATCACCTTGAACGCTGGTGCCACTGGCGTCAACGTTCACCACCACGCTCACGCCGCCTCCACCATTGGCAGCCTGCACACCGAGGCGGCCATCACGCCCGCGGCGCAGCGGCATGATCGCTTCAGGTCCGGCCTCGCCCATCAGGCCAACGCCCTTGGCGAAGGGGAACAACGTCGGGCGGTCGACTATTCCACCGCGGGCGAACTTCTGGATGCCGTTCTGGGCGAAGACGTTGCCCATTGCGCTTTTAGGGATACCGAACAGATCGAACACGCCCCCCACCAGCGGCTTAATGATCGCCTGCCGGATCGCGATGCGAGCAATGTCAGCGATGATGCTGTTGGCCAAATCCGTGAAGTTCGCCTTGCCGGTGGTAACGAAGCTGGTCAGTTGATCTTCAAGGCCTTGGAAGGCACCCTTGACTGAATCAGCGACTTGTGCGCCGAAGTTCTTCAGACTGTCGTAATACTGCCGAAGGCTTTCGCCGAAGGTATCTGCGAAGCCATCCTTCACCTGCTTACTGGCAGCTACCAATCTCAACCTGCTTGAGCTTGTCGCCGGTGATCTTGCCAGCCTTGATCTGCAGATCCTCCACGGTGCGCTTGTAATCCTCCTGCAGTTGGTTGCGCTTAATAAAGTCCTGCGCAATAGCGCTGCCGGTCTTCGTTGCTATGTCGGCAATGTCCTCCATGTATTGCCGCTCGGCCTTGGCTAGTTCGAGCAAATCATTGCGGTTCTTCAGCTTGCTCTCCGAAAACTTTTGCTGAGCAATCTCATATTTAAGGGAAGCGACCTGCGTTTCGTTTTCCTTCCGCTGTGCCTCAAGCAGATCCAGTTCGAGCTGATACAGCTTCTGGCTCATCTCCTCCGCTTTCTTCGGCTTCGCACCAGCGTCCGTGCGCAAGCCGCTCAGGTCCGGCGTGGTGCCCGGTGGGGGCGTCGGGATGTTGGGCATCGTCATGGCACCCTGCAAGCTGGTGCCGATCTTCTTGGTGATGTCGTCAATCAACTTGCTGAGGCCAACGGCTAATCCCACCCCAACAGCGCCACCAGTGACCAAGCCAACGGCTTTCGCCTGCGCAGGTCCAGGAGTCTGCAGGCCAGCGATCAAGCTAAGCACCGCGGCGCGTGCTGTTTGCACTGCAAGCATTGCCCGCTCAAGCACCAACATGCCGCGCATCACGCCGAGCACACCTCGCAGCGCAGTCGCAAAGGTCGTGATGTTGGTTGCGATAAACACGCCAGCAGTCACACCGCCAAGCACCACCATCGTCTTGATCAATCCAGCAGCAATCTGCTGAAGTCCTGCTGCGCCACCGATCGCTTTGTAGAACTCATCAGCAAGATTGCCGACGAAGGTGATCGCCTGCGTGACCACGCTCACCAACCCACTCATGACCGGCAGCAGCGCTGAACCGATCTGCAC